AGTAGAGAATAAATATAAGTTAAAAATACGTTCTAATTGGTATAAATCAGAAGTAGATATATATGAAGGTAATGGAACGTATGCGAGATATGCAGAAGGATGTTTTTCTCAAAACAATGAAAATTTTCTTATTTATCCTCTATTGAGTCAATTTTATTTATGGGTTGGACCGGGTAAACAATTAGTAAATGTGGATAGAGTAATACTTAAAGTTCCCGACATAAATAATTATGAAAAAGACCCTAATATTTTTTATAAATATGCTAATTTGTTGTTAGATAGATACATTGAAAAAACGTTTAAGTAATGGAAGTATTTGAATTAAAAGCGGGTCGATTAAAAATCAAAGATGCTAATATCTTACTTATTCCTGAGTTTCAAGTTTTATGGGATTCTGACAGTTCAAAAGAAAAAGTAAAAGTTTTTGAAATGTTTAAATTTTTGTATCTCTATTGTGATTACAAAAGTCCGTTTAATGACTTTAACGATACAAAAAGAAAAGAAGAATCCTTGTTAAGAACTACGCTTTCTTCTAAAGATTTAGAAACACCAAATATGAAAGCAGCAGCTAAAATATATATTGCTATTGAAAATACAAATCCTGTAATTAAAGCAATTGGTGGAGCGAAGAAATTGCTAGATAAAATGCAAGATTATATTGAAGAGGTGGATTTTACTGAAAAAATAGATGGAGGAGCACAGAAAGGAAAGTTAGTTCACTCTATTGCAGAAGCTAGAAAAACAATTATTGAAATGCCTTTAATTGTAGAAAAGTTGCGTGAGTTACGTAAAGCTTATGAAGAGGAAACAAAAGAAGTGGTAGATTATCGTAAGAATACAAAACCATCTGTTTGGTCAGATATAGAAGGTTAATATGCATCCTGAAATAGAACAATATCAAAAAGATTTTATTTGGAATCCGGAAAAAATGTCGGAGCAAGAATGTATCGCTAAAAAATTACCGTACATTGATAAAGAAGGAAATATTAAAAATACTTTTAGATTCTCTGAAAGTGGTAACGCTTATCAAAAGAACGGTGTTTATACCAATCATCCGCCACAGTCTGATAGTTGGTTTACTTTTTGGAACAGAGAGAGAAAAAGAGTAAGAGAAGGTTACTGGCTAGGTCAAGTTCGTATCACCGGTTATCACTATTTCTTCTTGAATTTTCATAGAATGAAAATTGCGGTAAACGGTAATGAAACAGAAGGTTTTGCAAAGTTTATGCGCTTACAATTCTTTTTATTTCATCTTTTTGATTATGCTGATTATACAAAACAAAACTTTGCGTTTATAAAACTTCGTTCTTGCGGAGCTTCAGAATGTGCTGCTGCGATAGGAGAAGTAGATTGCCTAGTTCCACCAATTAGATTGGAAGGAAGTGTGAAACGTAAACAAATGCCTTCTAACGCCTACTTTGCTTCAGATTCTGATTACTTAGGTGGTGATGACGGTATCTTTACAAAAATGACTAGAGCAATGACTTGGGCTACTCAAAATACAGAAGGTGGGTTATATGAACCTTTCGCAATTAACTCTTCAGGTAAGATTATGCACTGGATGGTAGGTGAAAGAGATAACAGTAATAAACCTGTTCAAAAAGGTGGTGAGATTATAGCTAGAGTAGTTCGCGAACCTGATGAAGCACGAGCAGGTCGTAAAAGAAGAGTGTTTTTTGAAGAGTGTCAGATTGTTGGTTCTAAAGTACTTATGTATGATAGTACTTGGAAAAACATTGAGGATATTGTTGTAGGTGATTTTGTAATGGGTATTGATTCTAAACCTAGAGAAGTGTTAAAAACCGTTAGAAATAAAGGTAAACTTCTTTCAGTTTATAAACAAGGTGAATTGTTACTACAGGTAACACCTAATCATAGATTATTTTTTGAAGATTTTAACGGAAAAGAAGTTTATATATCAGCACATAATTATATAAAATTATCAAAAAATTCTAAAAGATTTTTTAATACAAAAACTAATTTATATGCTGTAAAATTTAAAAATTATAAATTAAATACAAGAATACGATTTATAATAGAAGTGAAAGATGAAGGAATTGAAGATGAATATATAGGATTAACTTTAGACAAAGATCAATTATATATTACTGACAATTTTATCATTACACATAATTCTGGAGCAAATAAAAATTTAGGTGCGAGTATGGGCGTAGTTGAATCAAACTTAAAACGTCTTGCAGATAAAACCGGAATTCAAATTGTTTGGGGGACATCTAATGAGAAATCAGAAGGTATTCAAGCTTTTAAAGATGTATTACAGAATCCTAGAGGCGTTTATCAAACTTTAGCATTTCGTAATGTGTGGAGAGCTTTAGAACATGGGGAACAAGGTTTTAAAGATATTCCTTGGAATCCTTTTGAATATTTATTACATCCTTCCGAAAAAGAATTATATGCTGTAGGTTATTTTATTCCTGCGTATGAATTAAAGATAAGAGACGAAGATGGAAACCCTGATAGATTAGCTGCTTATCATAACATTATTCAAGAACGTTTAAAATTACAAGAAAACTCTAGTTCAGACCAAAGAGGTTTATTAGCTTTTATTGCTGATAATCCTATTTTCATGGAAGAAGCACTTCTAGTATCAAAAGGTAAATTATTTAATCATGATGGTTTAGCACAACAATTAGTAAAACTAGATACCGGAATGCTTAAACCCACAATACACCGAGGTATTTTTGAATTTGAAAAAAATAATAAAAATCAAGTTGTGGGTGTTCGATTTTGGGAAGACAGAACAGGAAATATATTCTTAGCTGAAATCCCAAGTTGGGCTAAAAGAGAAGGTAATTCGTGGTATGTTGACATATTAACAGAAAGACCTTGGCATCAATATATTGCTGGGATTGATGGTATTGACCAAGGTGTTGATGATTCATCAGGAAAAGGTTCAAGTTTAGCTTGCGTAGTGAAGAAAAGACTAACAAAAGAAGATGGTATTAGCGACTCTTTTGCAAATACTTATGTAGGATTGTATAATCATCGTTCGAATGATGCTAGAACTGACTTTGAAAACGTATTACAGATGCTCTTATTCTTTCATGCTCAAGCACTATTAGAATTTTCTAAAATCCGTATTCGAGATTATATCATAGAAGAAAAAAAATGTGCAAAGTATTTAGCCATAGAACCTAAAGCACCAGGAGAAAAAATAAATAAATTTAGGAGAAATACCGCTAGACGTGGATTACGAGTTACAAAAGACATTATATATTTTTATATTGACCTAATTAAAGATTATATTCAAGACTATTATCAAACTTTTATTTTTAAAATTTTAGTCTCACAGTTGTTAGATTATACTTTTGAAGATAAAGGTAAGCTAGATATAGTTGCTGCAATGGGAATGTGTGAAGTATTAAATGCTGAACTTCGAGATATTCCTGTAATGCAAAATGAAAATAAAGACGCTTTATTTCCTTCAGGATTAGGTTATTATACCGACCCTATAACAGGAGTTAAGAAATTTGGAGTTTGTAAACAAGATTTAGATTTAAACCCTCCAAAACAAAAACAAGTAGATTATTACGATACTAGACCCGATGCTGAAAAAACAATAATTTATATAGATTAAAACCATGTTAGCTAACTTTTTAATAGAAGATATAATCGACACCGTTCCTGAAAATGAAAAAAAAGAAATAAAGTATTTAAAAGGAAACGTTGACCATGCGATAAGTTCATTAGTTTATGATAAAATTCGTGAACGAGTGGCGTATAACACTTATTGGGGGAAAAGAGATGAAACAGAACTTCAACATCTATCAGATAACTATGGAGTGGGTGTTCCCATAGCGATTCCTAATATGCGTTTAATGGCAGGTAGAATAAATCGTTTAATTGGTAAAGCGTTACAGAATAATTTAGATTATCATGTTACCTGTTCTAATAGCACTGCAATTGATATTAAAATGCAACAAAAAAGAAATTTAATTATTTCTGAATTAGAAACCGAAGTCAATAAAGTTGCAGAAGAAAATAAAAAGTTATTGGTTAATCGAAAGGATGCTGAAGGAAAACCGCTACCTATTAGAGATGTGCTTAGTGATAAGTTTTTAAAAAAAATTAGACAAAAATATGGTGAATCTTGGCAAGCTGATTTTGAAATATCGATAGAAAAATTCTTAAAACATATTACCGATAGAAAAGAATTATCACAAAAAAACAGTGAATGGTTTAGAGATTTATGTGTTACAGGACAAGAGTTTACAAGAATATATGTAAAAGAAGAAGGAAAGCTTCCTGATATTTGGAGAGTTGACCCTGAAAACTTCTTTTATGAATCTAATCACGAATCACCTTGGATAGAAGATTGTCGTAGAGTAGTTTATAGACGGTATATGAGTCCTACTGCTATTCTTAATGAGTTAGGACCATTAATGACAAAAGAAGACCATAAAAAAGTAGCTAGAGCAATTACAAGCTATTATAATTCGGTTTATCAACGAGAGGTTTTATTTCAAGAAGACCAGTTTGGAGAAAACAGAGCCATTACAAATTCTCCTAGATATGTAGCAGATTTAATAGAAGTTTTTCATGTAGAATGGGTGGCTACAAACTACGAAGACCGTCCTGTCGAAGCATTAAATTTAGTTGAATCTAAAACTGCCAATATCAAATCTAAGAAAAGACAGCGAAAAGATAGATACGAAGGTTATAAAATTGAAATTGCTGGAGGTATTTATTGCGGTATGGGTAAATCTAAACATATTCTTAGAACACAAGATGACCCTTCTGATTGTAAACTCACTTACAACGGTTATGTGTACGGTAGACATAGAGCTAGAGGTACTTTCGATAGTGCTTATAGAACGGTACATGATGAACCGTTTTCAATGGTTTTAGCTACAAAAGATATTCAAGATTTATACGATATTACTCACTTTCATTTGAATAATCTGTACGCAATGGCTAGACCAGGTGGTACAATTACTGTTCTTGAACATATCCCTAAAGAGTTTGGAGATACTCCAGAAGAAAGAATCATCAAGAATGCCGCGTATGAGAAAACACTTTCTCAAAAAGTAATTAGTCTTTCTCAACAAGGTTCAATACCTGGAGAAGCGGGTTCGATTCCTTTTAACAACTACGGACAGTATAGTACTAATTTAGATGGGCAACTTCTTCAAGCTTTTATATCTTATATAGGTGTTTTAGAGTCACAAGCCGACAAAATGTTAGGGTTAAATCCTCAAATGATGGGTGAAGTAGAAGAACGAAGTGGTAAAGGAGTAACTACTCAAGCAATACAACAAGCCGAACTGATTACAAAAGAAATGTTTAGAGTTCACTCTTTGTTTCTGCGTAAAATTCTCACGAGTTTGGCTAATCTCGCTAGAATAGCTTTTCCTAACGGTTACTACTCTTCAATTGTTTTAGGTGAGGATCATCAAATATTTCATTTAGACCAAACTTCTTCCATGGCAGATTACGATGTGTTTGTAACAGATGACCATGAAGAATCTATAGAGATTTCAAAAGTTGATGATTTAGCGATGTCTGCCATTAGTTCAGGAGCAACTTCTATGAGAGCCGCCTTTGATGTTATTTTAGCACGTTCTGTTGCCGGTAAAAAGAGAGCTGTTCTTCGTGCAGAAGAAGATACTCAAGAAGATGCTAGACAACAAGTCGAACAGTTACAAAATGAAATGGAAACCATTAATCAGAATCTTGAAAAAATGCGTAAAGAAAATGAAAATCTTAAAAAGAAAGCTACTGAGGTTGAAATTAAAAAAGAAGAGTTGACACTTAAAAAACAACAACAGCAATTTGAACAAAATAAACATAAAGAAGAAATCACTTTGAAAAAAGAATCAGTGAATAATAAATACGAAATTGAAAAAAACGAATTGAAAGCTGAAATACTACAAATGACAGATTTTAATTTAAGAAACGATAAAATCAATAAAAACAGATGAACGATTACTCCCTCTTTAAAGGTTACGAATCCAGAAGCGGAAAAAGTTATCAGGCAAAACGTTCAGAAGAAAAAAAAATATCTGAGCGCAATGTAAAATTAATGATTTTAAAATTAGAGGAACAGTTAGCTGAACCTGATTTAGATATAGAAGAGTTTACTATTTTACAAAAAAGGTATAAGTCTTTAAAAGAAAGATTTAAAATAAAGAAAACTTCTAAAGATTTAAATGAGTTACGTATTCCTTTTCAAGAAGATAATAAGACAATTCGTTATATTCGGGAAAAGAATTGTTTTAAACCAAAATGGATAGCCAAGTACGGTAAGGAAAGAATAGAACGAACAATTGAAGCTTTTAAGCAACAAATGTTTAAAAAACCTGAAAATACTTTATATTGGAATCCGTTCTAAATATTATAAATTATGGCAAACCAAAAAACAAAAGCGCAGTTAGCTTTGGATTTGAATGTTCATTCTGAAAACATGACTGCCACAATAAGTCCTTCTAATTATATAGAACCGTTAGAAGATCAAGCAGTAAGAACACAACTCAATCTTATTATAGATGATTTAATTATTTCTAATTTTAACGTTGTTGATGGGATACAGATAGCAAATATTACTGGATTAACTTCCGCATTGTCAAGTAAACATCCTTTTGACCCTACGATTTTAAATCAATCTACTTTAGTAGATAATCTTGTTACTTTAGATGCCACAAGACCTTTGACGGCGAATCAAGGTGTAGTATTAAAAAATCTAATTGATGCAATTCCCTCTAGAAATGATGCAACGTCTTTAGCAGAATCTACTCCTAGTGAAGTAACAGCTATTGAATTAAGGTCACATTTAGATGACACGTCTATGCATTTTACAATTGCTGATGGTACGGTAAATACTACTTCGGTATGGAGTTCTACTAAAATATTATCGGAATTGATTCTTAAAGCAGATGCTTCACATACTCATTCACAACTACATACTCAAGGAACAGATGTTACGCTTGCGTTAGCGACTCCAAGTGAAGTAACAGCCGTAGATTTAAGAGAACATCTTGATAGTGCTGTAAATCCTCACACAACTACTTTAACTCAAGTTGTTGAAGCTTCAAGTTTACCAACTACTAAAGGTATCCTTTACACCTCTAACGGAACAAGTTTAATTGGATTTCCTGTCGGTATAGATGGTCAAGTTTTAAAAGTAAATTCATTAACAGCTAGTGGTTTAGAATTTAGTTCAGATATTGGAGAAGTAAATACCATTGCGAGTTTAGGCACAGGAGAATCGATTGCTATTGGTAAAGTAGGTACAGAATTAAGAACAAGAGCATTAAACTCATTAAACTCAATTTTAACAATCACTACCAACGGTAATCAATTAGATTTTGATATTGAACCTGAACAAATAAACCATGCTGATTTAGCAAACATTGGAGCAAATACCCACGCTCAAATAGATGCACACATTGCCGCCATTAACCCTCATGGTTTAACACTAGACCTTTTAAGTCCTTTGACAGCAGCAGGCGATTTGTTAACTTATAACGGATCAAATAATGTTCGATTTGGAATTGGAACAAACGGTCAAGTATTAGCTTCTAACGGAACATCTTTAGTGTGGAGTTCTGATTTGTCAGTGGCTTCTTCACATACGGTTTCAACCTCTAATCCACATATTACAAATGTAAATCAAGTAGCTATTGCTTCGTATGGTTCAGTACCTTCTAAAGGAACTTTACTAGTGTCAGATGGAACAAATGTTTTAGAACTTGCTCCGGGAGTAGATGGTCAAATGTTAATCGCTAATTCTTCAAACACCTTAGGGGTTCAATATACTGCGGCTGGAGAAATCAACACCGCCACTTCTTTATCCGGAACAGGTCAAGAAATTACAGCAGGTAAAACAGGAGCAATTCTTAACTTTAGAAGAATTGAAACAGGCGATGCTTCTAAATTAACAGTAACTACTGCGGGTAATCAAATTATTTTATCCGTTGTTGACGGTGGTATAGACCATGATTCTTTAGCTGGATTAGGGGGTACACCTATTTACACTCATGCCAATATTGATTCACATATTAATGCGGTTACTGGTAACCCTCACAATGTAACCGCTTCTGATATAGGTGTCGATGCTGGGGCAACCAATAATCCTCAACAATTAGCAATTGTAACATTAACTGATTCTACAACAGGTACAGTGGACAATACTTTATCTTCAATTTCAGGTTCAGGAGCAGATGTTGATATTAATAATAATTTTGCTGAATTAGCGAATCAAATCGCTTTAATTAAAACAGCTTTAACTAATTCAGGAATTACTGCATAATGCCAGTACAACAAACTATACCGATACAAAATATCACCAATGGTGATTCTCAAATCACAGGGATAGTTTTGACTTTACGTCAAAGCTGTCCTACAGTGGTTTCTAAAACTTATACTGAAGCAGATGCTGAAATAACACTAACTCCAACTTCAATTACCATTGACAGTTCTTTTGGAGACTGTAATAATATTACAGGAACTATTCGAGTTAACGTACTTTATGAAGGAACAGTGTGTAGTAAAACGATAAACTTTAAACCTAATTTTACACCCCCTTTAAGAGGAGTACTTAAAATTCGTTCAGGTCAATCTAATGCCGTTATCGGTAACGATGACTTAGGACAATATGAACTTAAACAACGGTCAGGTTCTTTATTTTCAATACTTACAAATGTAGGTACAAACGCAATTCGAGTTAAATCCGTTATTGAAACCACTGACCCAAGTTTAAAATTTAATTTTATTAATATTACAACACCTTTTATACTTCAACCTTTTCAAACTCGAAAGGTTTATTATCAGTTAGATACAAATACTGGGGGTTCGTTTTCAGCAAGTTATACTGTTTTATGGGAAGATATTGATGAACAGATTGAACAGTCTTATATTTATACAAAAAACTTTTCAGTACGTCAACCTTGCGTAATTAACTCAATTGAAGTTAGAATCGACAATAACGGTGCAGGCAATAGATGGATAGAATTTGCTTCTGTTGCTGCTAAAACAATAAAATTAACTTCAAGAAATGTTAAGTTTATCGGTATTACAGGAGACCCTAATGGAATTAATCAAACGATTACTGGTAATGTTTCATTCGGTTCAATTGCTAGAACAACAACTATTGCAGATGTAGAAAGAAATAGTGTTTGGAATTTAAATAACGGATTAATAATAAAAGAAATTATTCCAAAATTGTCTAAATATTTTAGAGCATCTCTTAGAACTTATCAACCGATAGAGATAAGTCCGGGAGTATTTCAAGTACCTGTAGCATTAGGTGTTCAAGACCATATTCAAAATCAAAGATTTAAACCTAGTCAAGCTATTGAAATTATCGCTACCGTTGGTTCTCAAACGTTTAACAGCGGTGTAATAGCCACTCCTTTAACTACTTCAAGTACCTATGGAGATGGTTTTGCAATAAAAACACCTTCAGGTTTAAACGTAGGTGTTTTTACCCAACCTACCGTTACCGTAAGTGGAACAGCACCTGTAGAAATTTCAGTAACTGCTAAAATTTATGAAGTGATTAATTTTGGACTTACCGCTAAAGTTTTAGTTAGTGCATACATTAAAAATTATTTCACCATTACTTGTCCTTAGATTATGCCAGTACAACAAACTATAAATATTGATGCACCTTCAGAAATAGAAATCATTGGTGTTTCTTTAACTGTTGAAGATAATTGTCTCTCGACTTCGTTAACAGTAGATGATTCCGACCCCAGTGTGTCTTTTACTCAAACCTCTATTACGATTAATAATTCTTTTGGAAGTTGTGAAGATTTATCAGGAACGGTTACTTTATTTTTTAGATTGTATTCTTCAGATTGTTCTGATGTTTTTAAGGTAGGCTTCTTTTTTGTTCCTGGTATTGTAGAAGTAGATTTTAATTTTGATGATCTGAGTGAATTCTCAGGAAGTTTAATCAAAGCCTGTGGAAATTTAAGACTGAATACTACAGTTAATAAAACAACTCCTTATAGACATTCTATCGGCTTTTATATTACAGTAGGTTCACAGACAGTTCATTCTGATGATTGTTTTTATTATTTTTTTAAAGTACTTAATAATAAATTATATCGTCAAGAAGTAGCTAAGGAAGGAAATTCCTCACTAGGGAGTCTTAATGATACCGGTTTTGTTGTTCCTTTATTAGGTCAGATACCTGTTGGAGATATGGTGTTAATTGAAAATCTTTTATATTTATTTCCAATGGTATCTACGGATATTATTGTAGTAGATATTACTAATTTTTCAATTGTTAAAACTATTCCTTTTGTGGATGCTAACGGTCCTGTTTATAAAGTTGGTAATTATATATATGCGTTTCCTAAACAAGAAGGTTTAAATAAAAATATTACGTCGTTTGCCTACAAACCTTTAGGTGCAAACAGAATTGCTAAATTTGATACGATTAATGAGACTTTTAGTTTGATTTCTTTAAACAGCGAATTTGAGTTTAATCAAGTAGAGCGATACAATGATTATCTTTATGCAAACGCTTCTGGTTCTAATAAGTTAATTCAGTTAGATATTACTACTGATGTAGTGACTTACTTAGATAAATCCGTTGTTGCAGGAGCTTATGATTTACCAGGTTATCAAAGAGTTGTTGGAGACAGTTTGTTTTATCCTGCAAATAACCGAGCGCACTTAGTGAGAAGAAACTTAATCACTCAAACTGATACACTTATTCCTACAGGCTTATCTCCAGACAATCTATGGGGAACATATAAGCCCCCTCTAATAAGAAGACCTCATTTAGCAGATAGTTACAAAGTAGGTGAAAAATATTATTTTACTGTTGACGATGCGGTAGGTGTGAACAATACACTTACCTATCAAGCTATAGAATTTGACCCTATATCAGATACTTTTAATATTGTTCCTTTTAGTCGAGACGTAGTTCAATGTAAAACTAATTTAGTATCTACTCCAGTTGGAGATTTTTGGGGAGATAGTGGAAAATATTTAAAACGTCCAAGCCTACCAAGAGCATGGCTATACAATTCTTTCAGAAGTACTAATAATGTAGAAACTAGAAATTTATATACCGTTAACTCAATTAGCTACCTCACCACAACGGCTTCTAATCAAATAGACATTAATAAATTAAACAATTTAAATATTTCTTTTAAAGAGGTTTTTACAAATGTGTCTACAAACATTGGAATTTTAATTTCGTTTGACGGTAGAAATAACTGGGGAGTATTAACAGATGAGAATACTTTTAATATTGTAACAACTAATACCAATCTACCTAGTTACGATTGGTTTTCGACTGTTGGAGTAAGTAGTATGACTACTTCGAATTTACAAAGTTTTGTAGATATTGATATAAGCAGTTATACTACTTTAGATATTGCGATTGGTATGTCAACTTCTTCAAATGTGGTATCTCCTAATTTAAAAGGTATAAATATAAACGCTACGCTATAAATAGTGTTAAATCGGTTGAAAAAAATTATATTAGTAACATGGCAATAATTATAGATGAAATATCGTCAATCGTACCGGGTTTTAACGTAACTATAAGTGCTACATGGACACAAGTATCTTGTAGTTATGAACTTTTATTTACTGATACTAGTAGCCCTTCTGTTCAAACGTATGACAACGTCTTAATAGAATATTATCAAGGTACAAAATTATTAGGTTCTACTAAAAAAGGTCAAACTTTTAATTATAACTTTGGTGAGACAGGTGTAAACGTAATTAGACAAGTTTATAGTATTTATCAAGAAGATGTTAATCACACTAATTCTCGTGAAGTATTATTATACCAAGCAGATTATGAATTTAATGTATTAATACAAGAATGGCAACCAGAATTTAAATTTGGAAAAGGTTCTAAGTTTTTTCCTAAAGCAGAATTAGATATAACTCCTTCTATTGTAGAATTAAATAACAATGTTTGTGGAATTT